TTTTTTTGTTTGATTCGAAAGATTTTCTTTTTCTAACGTCGAAACGATTTCTTGCGCTTTTTCTTTAGGATTCATTATTTTTCATCCTCACTGTTATCTGTATTTTGATCCTGTCCCTTTTGATATTGAATGCTAGATACTCCTAAAATTGCTCCTAAAAGAGCTGTTCCAGCGTTTAATACGGTGACGACATCATCTGGATTAGAAATACCTATTTTTGTTCCTACCGTCATAATAAATACTGAAATAGCTGGTAGTACGGTAAGCACAATCCATTTTGCTGTATTATAAAATTTATTACTCATTTGTTTTCTTCCTTTCTTTAAAAAGTGTTTTTAGTTGTTCTCCGTGTTCAATCAGTCTGTCATTATGACGATCTAAACGTTCTTCGTGTCTGTCTAGCTGAACATGAATTGCTTTTCGGTCTTCGTTCCCTACTTCTAAGTCTTTTTTCAATAGCTGGATCGTTGTATTTAAGTCTTGTAGCGTCTTATCAAGCCTTTTTGACGTATCCAGATAAGGCTTAACAAAAAATGCTACTAACGCTACAATCGACATGACAGAACCCGCAATTGCACCCAACGATTCAATGGTCATATTGTTTTACACCTTCCGTCTTAATCAAATAACCGCCTAGCTTTCGCTAAACGGCTTATTCATATTCTTATTACATAGAATAAAGTTTTGTAATCACATATTCTTTCGCTGCAGTTCCATTATTCTTATGTCCTTTAATTTCTGTATTTGTTACATAAATATACTTATTGAATTTCGCACCATTCAAAGTCTCCAGATGATGAACAATAGCCACACCCGAATAATTTATCGCATGAGTTTTGGGTATAAACATATAATTCAAATCCCACGGCTGCGCTTTTCCCGTATTACTATCATAGGGTTGATACAACGCGACCCAACCTGTTAAGCATTTGTCTAAAGGTATACTTGGTTTCACAGACTGAGTCTCATTTAAATAGACTGTGCCTTCCCAGATTTTTTTCCCTACGTTTAATAACATTTCCATTAAAGAATCGGTTAAATTCTTACCTGATATTTGTAGTCCGTCTGAAAAATTCTTTACACCTGCGATTTCTTGATTATTCGATAAATTAACAACACTATCTGTAGTAGCCAAAACTTTGAACGGACTATTTTGAGAAGAATTAGGAGAAGTCGTTCTAAATGCAATTAAAGGTGTTGTTAACGAATTCATTCTAATTTCTTGATACATAGATCCTGCAGTGCCCGCAATGGCATGTTGATAAACATATAGAGCAGAATATTTAAATTCAGGTGGCAAATCTGCTTTGTCAGTCATTGTTCCCGCAACTGTAGCATTTAGATAATAAAAACCAGCATAACCTGATAATTCTTTAAATGAAGTTACTCCCTTTGGCAAAGGCAGACCTGAACCATCATCATTAGTTAGCTTTTTATTTTGAATGTCAAGGTTTTCCGTCTTACTTAAAAATCTATTATCAGCTTCCTGCTTCGTATAGAAGTTTCCCTCTTTAAACTTTTCAAGTGCTGCATCAACTTCATCTGTTACTGACTTCCCAATGGCTGAAATGCGACCTTCTGCATCTACCAATATATCTGTTATTTGTTTTTTTAGCGTATTTAAATCTACCTTGATCGCTTCAATACGTTTTTCAACATCAGCATAGTCAGTATTCATTTTATTTAGTGCAGCTTGATATGCTTCATTCAAAGCTTTTACAAGTTTATTGTATTCAGTAATAATTGTTTCAGCTTCTCCGGCATCAATGTCAGCATTTCCTTTAACAATGATTTTAAAGTCTCCCGTAGTATCTCTTTTCCCATCTTTTTGAAACGAAAAATATGCCCTTTTGTACGTCCCTTCTACGCTAAACGCTGCACTAGGAAACGTGTATTCAAATGTTCCTTTTTGCAATCCAGCGTTATTGGAAGAAACGTTTTCAGAATCAAAAACTTTCACTTTTCCACCTGCAGGTTCTCCCTCAAAGGTAATGATTCCACCTGATAAATCTGGTATCTCATCTCGTCGAGAAATTTTCACAGTAATTGTTTGCATTTTTTCATCGCCAACACGACCATAAATAATTGGTGGCATTATTGGATCCTTAGAGAAATCAAGATTTAATATTTTATTTGCCATCAAATCCCTCCTCTATGATATTTTCTTCTATTCTTGTTAGGTTTGTTTATTTTTTCTTCTAATTGTTCAATTTTTTCAATAAGTTGTTTATTAGTTAAACTGTTAAGCATCACTTGTTTATTCATATCTAAACTTAAATAGTGGTCTTCATTATGTTTAACACTTAAAAATGGTGAATATTGAGCAATTAGCCCAAGTTCTCTTTTATTAGAAGGCTGTTCTATTGGATTATTACTTTTATAGTGTTGCTTTCTATCAAATTCCACAAAGTTTAATTTTTTGGTTTCTTTGATACCATCAATCTTCGTATCTGTTATATTCTCCTTTAGCCGAACATCTGATTGATTTAGAATTGAAAAACCATTCATGTTTAAATTAGAGTAAAATCCTAAGTTAACATTGTTATTCACTGTAAATTTTGTACTAACACTAGTATTTACCAATGTTGAATTTTTTATTTCTCCAGACCCTCCAACATAACTTCCACCCATGTTTAAATTTGATATTTGAACCCCTACATCAGAAACTGTAAAGTGTCTCGCAACATCGTTCCCTGAGACTTTTTTTGCTCCGACACTTGCTAACACTCCTGGTTCAGAATAAATATGGATTTCTTCTTTTCCTAAAGAAGTAGAAAATGCTCTACCCAGACCTCCTAACTTATTTAAAGTGCCTTCTTTGTTAAATCGCACACCGTCAGAATTTAGTTGCATCAATTCAATTTCTCTAGAATCATATATTGAAAATTTGTTAGCATCTATCGTTGATTTTAAAACATTATTATAGTAGTTCTTGATAGCTCCCTTTGACATTATAATTTTGTTATAGCCACTTTCACTTGTAATGTCACTACCTGTAATTGTCACACCTATAATGTTAATAGCTCTCAATGTTCCTGTAGCCATTCTGTCTGCAACAATTAGCCCATTATTTGTCATTGCTAACTCATAGTTACCGTTATATCCAGTTGAGCTAAATCCCAGCCCTCCAACATTCCACCGCCAGACTTTTCTAGCAGTATTTATACTTGTCGTATCCATAATTAATAGTTCTTGAGGATCTGCAAGCGACGGATATATGAGTACATGACCTTTTCCTGGATTTTTGATAATATCAGATGCTTCTTTTTGCGCTTGTTCAAGCCAATCTATTTTGTCTGACAAATCATTAATATTTTCTTTTGAGTCTTCAATTACCTTAGCAAAATCAGTTCTCGCTTCACCTAATTCGATTGACTCATATCGATCTAAAGAAATATTCCACACAGTTTTTACAATTTGTGCTGTTGTATTTATGTTTAATTGATTAAACGCAACCGTTACCCAATCACATAAATCGACAACCTCAAGGCTTTTAAGTTGTTCATCTGAGACGGAACTCGCTAAGTCCACATAACTAGCTTTTATACTCACACGAGGAATCCCCACATTATTAGACTTAATAAACGATTTAACCATGCCGCGTAAAGCTTCTACATCTTTTGGCTCTTTGTCACTAAAATCGACCATTTGTATTCTACGTTCCGTATAATTATTGACATAGTCACTATCAATATATATTTCTGGTAGAGTGATTACTTTTTCATCATCGCCATTACCGATTTTAGCCCAGCCATATATTGAAGTATACGTACTTTCAATGGATTCCTCTTGATTAATATCTGTTAAATTCTTACCGTAGGCTATGACTACATTCGTATCGGTACCGGCTTTTGCTAACAAGCGAACTTGATTATTATTAAAAAGATATTCCCCACCGAAATTATCTAAAATTGAACCAGCGACACCACCTAAAACTTCTTGCGCATTTTTATATTTTGCGGGGTCTGTAAAATCAATTGAAGATGTAGTCCCCACATCACTGTAAAAAGTAAAATCACTTTTAGGCTCCATCTGACTTCTTAATTGATTCAATGCTGTTTGTGCCGAAATATTAGAGTATTTGGAACCAATTTTTACCATTGTGCGCAACAATTTATAGCGATAATGCTCACAGTAAACAGTGACAATCCCTTTGATTGGTTTTGTAATTTGTGCGATTTCAAATCGCTGACTTTTTGCGACTAATGTCGGTCCAGCATCTGCAACTATCCATCTTCCTACTTTAAGCTCGTGAAATAGTTTCCCTACCACTGGATACTGGAATGTCATATCATAAATACCATTACGTTCCCTTGTAGAAAGAGGATTTATTGCATCTTGTAAAGGACCTATGCCTAGGGAGTTCCAATTGTTATTTTTCTTATCATGTAAAATAATCGTGCTCATACGGCTAAAGTCCTCCATTTTGGCTTAATTTTAAAATCAGTGATATAGGTATAATTGATAATGCTTTCGCCTGGGGGCAGAGTGATTGGGTTATAACCATCTGTATTTAAAAAGCAATATTTTGTGATATTAACGCCACCATCTTTATAAGCAATGCCTTCTTCACAATCTAGCGTAATTTTTCCTGTTCCAGCTTCTTTTGCAATCCTGAATTGTTGGCCATTAATATAAATATTACTATCTTGTGTACTACTAGTTTTATTGAAAGTTATAATTGGCAGACTAGAAAAAGCTTCTGGATTCCTAATGCCACCTCCACTTTTTATATCTCTTTCATCATCACCATCAAGACGAAAAACGAACGGCTGACACTTAAAAACAAAATCAACATCTAACCAACTTCTTGTTTTATCTGCTGCATCTACTTTACTGTAGCCTAGCGCTTTATAATAGTACTCGCTGTATTCACTAAAAATAAGTGGGGCATAATCTTTCGATAAATAAAGCCACGCAGCTATATCTCTTAACTGCGCAGCAATGGTTGTATCTGGTTGTTTATAAAGCCTTACCGGAAAGACTTTCTCAATGTCGTTATATTTTCCTTTATCGTATATGACATCGGAATTTCTTCCGTCAATTTCTGTAAACTGCAGAGCGGCCTCTGGAATAGTAAACGTCATTTCATTTCTTATTCGCATAGAGAATTCATTCGATTTTTTTCCTCTAAATTGAAAATATGGATAATTCGTTAAATCCATTATAGCCGCCCCCTTGTTTGTCGTTCTGTGAGTGTTGCCAATTGTTGAGAAGTTTCTTCAATTGATTTTTCATTAGAAAGATCTGCATGTTCAATGTTTATATTGATTGTAGGATTGTATGTTTTCGCAAAGTTGCTATTATTTACAATTTGGCTACCCAAATTGGCAGCGCCCATCATATTTGTGTTTAATGCTAGTTCTGGACTAGTAAAGTTAAAATTTGAAAAAGCATTGTCAAATGAAAGTGTATCCGCGATTTGATTAGCCATAGGCTTAATTGTTTTTTGGACAGATTTAAAACTCGCTTGTAAGCTTTCATTTAAACCACCCATAATCGCTTTACCAGCTGGAATTAAAAGTTTTCTATCGTAACTAATAGGACCTTTATGTTCTCGTATCCAATCACCAATACCACTGACAAACTCTTTCGTCGCTTCCCATGCATGCGTAAGCCCATCAGTGAAACTTTCCATAATTGCTCTACCAGCCGCAAATAGATCAAAATCCATAGCAGCTTTTACAGTTTCTTTTACACCTTCCCATATATCTGATGCAATGCTTTTTGCTGTACTCCAAGCACTTTCCATTCCTCTTAATGTAGCATCTGCAAGATTTGCTACCGTTGATTTAGTATTTTCCCATTTTTCTGCAGTTGCTTGTTTAACGCCTTCCCATGTTTCAGATGCCCACTGTTTTGCTCCACTCCATGCATTTTTAGCCCATTCCAGAGCATTCTTTGCAGATTCTGATACTGTAGTTTTTATTCCATCCCATGTTTCGGCAGAAGTTTGCTTAACGCTTTCCCAAGTGTCGGATGCCCACTGTTTCGCTCCGCTCCATGCGTTTTTAGCACCATCAAGCGCACTTTGTGCCAAATTTGAAATTGTACTAGTAATTGCATCCCACACTGTAGAAGCTATATTGCTAATCCCTTCCCATATATCACTTAAGAAGTTTTTTCCAGTTTCCCAAACTGTTTTTACAAAATTGACTACGCCTTCAACATATGAACCAATTATCTGTTGTATGCCGTCCCAGATCATACTACCGGCTTCTTTAATACTTTCCCAAATCATTGATAAGTCTTCCTTTAATTGTTCCCAATCACCAGTTATCAAATCAATCAAAAGTAGTATAGGGCCCATAATTACAGATTTAATCAATTCCCAAACGCCTTCCGCAGTCGTTTTAATTCCTTCCCATATACCAGTAATTGTTTCTGTGAAATTATTCCAGAGTTCTACAATGCCATCAACAATAATCATCACTGTTGGCCCTATCGTTTCCCAAATAGCGTTAAATACATCAACTGCAGACTGCCAAATACCTTTCAAAAATTCAACAGACGTATTAAATGCCGAAATAATTCCATCTAATAAACTTTGGAAAAATTCTGTTACACCGCTCCACAAATCTTTCACTGTTTCTATACTAGATTTAAAGATAGACGTTATATCTTCCCCTAGTTTTTTGAAAAAATCCATCGTACCCTTCCAGAGTTCTTTAACCGTTTTAACTGCAGAATCAAAAATATCTGTTATTCCTTCCCAAACTCCTTTGAAGAAATCGACCATACCTTCCCAAGCCTTTACAAGCCAGTCTGTAAAGGCCTTCCATGCTCTTTGACCAGATTTAGTTTTGGTTATCCAATAAACTAATCCAGCGATTAGCGCTGCTATGGCTCCTACTATTAAAAAAATCGGATTAATAGACATAACTGCATTAAACGCCGTTTGTATTCCTGTTCCAATTTTAGTAATTAAGTTCCAAGCTTTCTGTGCTTTAACTACTAGATTGATATATGTTTGCCAAGCTTTGTAATACAGAACAACGCCAGATATAGCGACACCTAAGGCTACTATTATCCCTTTAAAAACATCTGATGCAGTCGAACCGCTATCAATCCATTTTATAAAATCTTTAGCTTTTTCGGTTACTTTTAAAAAAGTATCTACTAGCAATATAACAGTATCTATTAAAGTCTCGGTAATAGAAGTGCTTGTTTCTCCTAGATTAAAACTACCAAAGAAATTGGCAACTGCTTCAACAGAATCGAACAAAATATCTTTCAAATTATTAAATGCAGCTCCTAATTTTTCCGGAACATCAACAGAACCCAGAATATCAAAAAAGTATTGAATATTTTCTAATACATCTAACACAACATCTTTCAAGGTAGTAAACACACTTGATAAGATATCAATTAAACTTGAACTTTCACTACTTTTCGATATTTCTCCCCAAAATCGTTGAAGAATATTTATTACATCATATACAATAAATCCTATTATTTTGAAAGCTTGATCGAATGTATCAGAAAATATTTTTATTATTGATTGATTATCAGCAAAAGCCTTTTTTATTGAATCAATAACAGGAATTAAGCCATCCATGGCTTTTGTAATCGCTGAAAACGTATTATTTACAATGCCTTTTAAGCTATTCAAATTAGCCGCAATACTTTTTCCAGAAACTTTCGTTACGATCTCATCAAATTTAGTTAACACATTTGCCATTCCGTTAGTTATGGAGTTTTTCAAGTTTGAAAAAGAAGTAGCTATACCTTCTGTAGTTTTTCGAGCGACTTCTTTTGTTCCGCCTAAGCCGTCTTGGATATCAATTAACCCTTGGTTGAACTGTTCAACGGTAACCTGACCACTTTGCAATGCTTTGTATAAATCTTGTTGCGCAGATTTACCTGTAAAGCCAAATTTTTCTGCTAACTTATCTAAGCCAAAACCCATGGTTTCTTGTAAAGTTGTGTATGAATCTAGGTCAACTTTACCAGTACGTAGAATTTTCATATATTGTTCTGTTCCACGTTGTGCTTTTTCACCACTAGAACCACTAGCAAGTAAAGCATTGTTTAAAGCAAGTGTACTGTCAGCCGCTAAATCGGCATCTTTAAAAACACTATACATTTGTTGCGTAGTGTCACTCACATCTTGCAATTTCGTTGGTAGCCCATCAATTCCTTCTTTCAACTTATTCGTTGCACGGGTAGCATCATCTGTACTAGCTCCCATAGCTGTTAATACTTTAGGAAACTGGTTCAACTTGTCAAAACGTGTAACTGCTCCTTCAATTGAGCCTTTTAAGACATCAAATGCTGCACTGCCCAACTTAACGAGCCCCATCGCTTTGACCATGTCTCCAATGCCTCGACTTGCTTTGGCGGACTTGCCTTCCAATTGGTCTAATTGATTATTTAGCCCTGTGACGTCCTTCCCATTCACATCGACATCAATTACTACACTTCCATCAGCCATCTTCTTCCTCCTCCCTTACGTAATTTGGTAATGCATAACGCCTTTGAAGTTCTCTCATTTGTTCCTTGTGTTCAGTACTTTCTCCTTTTTGCGGTTTCCAGTTACGGATACTTTTAATTTTTTGAATAGGCGTGTCATCTGGCAACGTTTCTAGCAATACTTGGAATTCTTCCCAAGACAAACGGCCCTGTTCCTCAAATAAATTGATACCTATTTGTCGAAAAGAGGCATAAATGTATTTTGCATCTAATACAATGTCCATATCTTTACTGACTGGTTTCATTGGCATAACATTTCCTAATTCATCGGTTACCACTTCTGATTTTTTACCAAAGACGAGATAGGTATCGTATAGTTCTCTGAACATCACAAACTGAGATATAATATCTAGTCCTACATCACCAACTAAAATCTTTATACAAGTCTCTACCTTGTCTGGAAGATTCATCCCGTCATCAGACAGCACGTCGAAAACATCCAACACACGATCAAAAGCAAGATTTAGAGGATACTCTTTCTCTTCAAACTCAAAAAAAGAGGGCAGCGGATCGTTTAACCGCATTGCTCTCACCCTTTCTTGCTAACTTTTTTCAAGTACTTCTGTTTTAACCGTTGGGAATTTTTAGTTTGTTCCTCTTTGAATTCGTCCAATTGATCGGCAATCCCGTTGTATAAATCAAAGAAAGCGTTTAGCCATGCGTTGATGTCTGGAATATCCGCATACAACGTATCGAATGTCCCTTCGCCTAACATGACGTCATACCCTTTTGCTAACAACTCTTTGTACGGCTCTAAGTCCAAGCTATCTGCATCGTCTTCATTGGGTCCTTCAATCGAATCTACTTCTTTTTCAAACGCTTCATAGTTTTTTTGTACCTCGATTAAATGTTCTGGTGAACTATCAAAGAAAAATTCATGTCCTGCTATAATAACCGGAAAACCCGTGCGTGCTACGTTAATCTCTAATGCTTTCATTTAATTACCTCCATAAAAAAGGACAGCCAAATAGCTGCCCTTATTTTCGTATTTATGCTTGATTATTAAGTGTTAAGGTATGTTGTGCTGTTTTCTTACCATCCTCTGTTTCGCCTTCGGTAACATAAGTACCAGCTGGTACCGTTTCTGTCCAAGTAATATTACCTGTTTCAGAGACAGCAAGGCCTTCTGTTACAGGCGTAATAGAATAGTTTACTTTTTTATTTGTAGCATTTTCAGGCAAAACAGTTGCTGTGATTTGTCGGCTACCTGCAGTACCCGCATCTGCTGTGGATGTTTTAGGAGAAAACTCTAAACCAGTTACAGCAATTGGCGATGTTTTAAATGCCGGTACATTTACTTTTTCCCCGCCGTCTGCAAAACCTACTTGGTATGTTCCTGCTGGAACGTCGGTGTTTGGCTCAATTCCTGTAATTTCTAGAGGGCTTGGACTAGCCGGAACAATGACTTCCTCACCTTTATAAACAATATACTCTCTTGCCATTCTTATTCTCCTTTCTCCATTTCAATGATTACCCCAGTTTTAGTCGGAGTCATTTTACCGATTACTGGGGTTATGCTTTTGGGCTGATTTTTGGTAACGTATCGTATTTGATTGAGCAACCGAATTCTTCGTATGCTGTTGCATCACCAGAACCTGCCTTAATGCCTGTAACTGTTGCACGTCCCACATAAACATCACCATTGGTTTGTACGACTTTATGCCAAATTTTACGGCCATCACCTAATTTGTATTTTTTACTAGCAATTAATTGTTGTGCTGGGTCTTCAGCATCGTACATGCCTTCAGGTGTATACGTACCAGATACTGACACTACAGTCGTTTCAGGCGTTCCATCACCATCATAAAAGCCCGTATCATCTGTTTCTTCGTCTGAATCATCACCAATGGTTGAAATATATTTTGCTAGTCGCAACCATTCTGTATCTTCCGTAGGAGCTGTTTCTTTCCCTGGTGTATATTCAGCGATATAGTGTTCACGTTTCGCATTTTTTTCACGTGCAAACATTTGGATGTCCATTTTTAATAACATTATTTTTCCCCCTTGAATGTGGTTAATTTTGCTTGAAAATCTAATAAAAAAACGAACCAACCTTGTTCATCTGCTTCATTGATGAAAGGTCTGTTCGTTATTGTTAAATTGTTATACTCAAAAGAGCTATCTTTACTTGGTAGTTCCTCAATATTTTCTAATATATCCGATAGCAGCCATAACGTATGCTCTATCTTACCACCGTCTTTTGATTTCATGGCAATTTCATAGTTTAACAACTCGTCTTTGATTCCGTCATAATATTCGGTTTCTACCCTACCGCCCGGTAATGGGTAAATCACTAAGCTTTCTAGTGCTGAAAGGTATCCTTTCCGAATATTTAACGGCAAATTAGGAATCTGGTTTATCTTTTCATTTAAACAATTAAGAAAATCCATTACTTAATACCCGCTCCTTTCAGAAAAGCCCGTTTCCACGAATTTAGATAAGCGCCTTTTGCTTTTAAATCCCATCTTGGCCCAGTACCTGGTGTGGTATATTTTTTTCCGTTCAAATAAAATTGACGTTTCGCGTATTTCGTGCCGTAAATAATCTTTTCACCATTGCTTGATAAATGAACGCTTTGCCTTAAAATATTATTCTTTCGTGGTACAAATTGGTTCATATCTGCCATCGCTTGATTACCCAGCGCATATCTACCTCGTCTCATTGCCTCAGGGCTTACTTTGGTTCTTACACCGCTTAAATTTACCTTAATCCCCATCAGACTACCTCAATCTCATAAGAATAAATAGTGGCTGCTTGATAGGCTTCTATGACAGTATCAATTTTAGTGATTACGTGTTCCTTACCATCATAAATAACCAATGATTGTTCTTTGAATTCAGGAAAGGGCATAGTCAATCCGTGATAACAGAAAATCAATCCGTTATAGAGCAACTGTTTACCGCTTGATGAAAAGGTATATTGGCTTCCTCTGTCAATCCGGCAATACTCAATAAGAACTGGTTCCTTGTATACCGGCTTGTTCCAATCGCCCTCCCCTAAGTACTCTTTATACTCAAAGGAATCAACTAAGAACTTTTTGGGTGGCTTTGGCATTAGCATGACGAAACACCTCGATATAACAAACCTGTACCTTCCAGATACAAATAAACGTCTTCGGCAGTCAACGACTTACTTTCGTTATTTCCAGAAGGATTGTAGCGACTGGCATTAGAAATACTCGTACGGCCTGCTGAAAAGCTTTGAGGGGCATTGTTGATACTTTCATACGTATCCGCACCAACATCGACAAAATACATTATTTGCGCACACAGAGCGAGTTTAAACTGTTTCACTCTAAATTGCCTAGAATCTTTCGTTATATCATTGAACTGATAAAAGTAATTCGTTACATTATCAATCGCTGCGGTGGCTTTTACTAAATATTTGTCAAAGTTATCTTTATATTCATCTGTGGCGCCTGTAAGCTCTTTAAACTCTTCAAAATCAATATAGGACATCTTAGATTCCTCCTAAAAAAGAAGGAGACTAAGCTCCTTCTTCCATTTCAATAACTACCCCGCTTGTTGTTGGCGTTAGTTTACCAACTTTCGGGGCTACCCTTTTGGGGCAACACCTTTAATAATCGCTTTAGCATTTTTTTCAGGGATATATTTACCATACTTACCTGCGGCTTGTAACGCTGTGCCTGCGAAATCTTCTGAATCCATAGCACGTGCCACTTGAATACCTACGCCAGCTACACCTACGTTATCAGCTGAAAAAATTGCTACCTCATTTGGTTGAAATTTTTCATCTGGTAACTCTTCTAAAACAAACCCTTTAAATTTGTATAAAGTTTGTTCATCAACATTAGCGGATGAATTTTTAGAAGTTTTTGCAAGTTTTGAATCAATTAATAAGTCGTAAACGTCTGAATTAACATAGGCAACCCATGCAACGTTTTGAGAAACATTGTTATTAACAAATTTCTTATGAGCATTAGAAAATAGTTTTGTAATACCAGCTTCATCTAATGTAGTGGTTAGTTCTTCACTTGCATTGTCAGATAATGCTTTACCTAACAAGTTATCCACATGTTGCGCCCAGGCAACAGCATGCAAAGCTAAGCGCTCTGCTACAACTTCATCAGGAATATCATTTACAGTAAACTGATCGACACCTTCATGAATTGAAAGTGGCGCTTCATATTTAACTTGTTTATTGACTGATTTAACTTCTTTACGTTTACCAAAACGGCTTGAGCTGCCTGTCCCTGTTCCGAACCCTACATTTTCATCTGTCGAATATGCTTGAATTACAACGTCCGTATCTGTAACTTTCAAATCTAGAAATGTATCGTTTTGAGAGACTCCGTCTTTTGTCTGTAAAGTACCTCCGAAAGCACGTAAAAATACTGCTTTTTTAGCAAACAGTTCTGGCAAAATACCTGCATATTGTTTAGTGTAATATTTGATTGACATAATTTATTTCTCCTTCTTAAATATATTTTTCAACTGCTGCTGCAAACACGTCTGTGTTTCCTTTATCATTTTTAGGATTTCCAGGGTTAACGATTTGCGGCGTTGAAGCTGGGTCTTTATCGGTTTGAAACAAAAAGGCTTTATTTTCTTGTAGTCCCTTTAATTGTTCTTCAAAACCTTGTAAATTACCGTCGACAACTTTAATAGTGTCTTTATCTAGTTGACCAAGTAAGATTTCTTCATCAAGCGCATTCGCTTCTTTTAATGCTAATTTAATTGCGAAATCTTTTTGTTGTTCAGCTAACTGTTTTTCAGAATTATTTTTCGCCTCATCAAACTTTGTTTGTAAATCAGCTAATTTTTGCGTTAAATCATCGTTTCCTTGTGCTGATTCTTTTAAGGCCGTCAATTCTTCTTGGTTAGCCTCTAGTTCTTGCTTAGCACTATCACGTTCACTTTCTGCGGTAGCTACTTGCGCATTCAGTTGCGTGACTGTCTTACCATGTAGAGCCATAATCGACTTTGCGGTTTCTTCCTCAATACCTAATACGATTAAATCCTCTTTCTTCATATATTTGTTCCTCCTAAGTGTTTTTTGAGTGGCAACTCCCACTGTGAGCCGTCTTTTTGAGACTTCCGAGCAGGTCTAAAATGTAAAAGAAAAAGCACTAACCTTTGTATGGTTAATGCTTTGTTATTCGATTATTTCAATGTCTTTGATATCCCTAATAAATACAGTCACCAAAGGAATTGCTTGCCTATACTTTTGAGGTAGGTGCGTCGTCTCCATATCTAACAACATTGCATCACCTACATCGTTATCGAAGTCAGTTTCACAATCCGTAACAAAAGCGGTGACAACAGTGCCGTTCTTTTTAATGATTTGAACGACATGCCCAATATAATCATACATATTAAACTTCTTGTCTAGCATAATTATCCTCCCCTCGGTCTTGTCGGTACTATATGGATACCCGTTTTCGAAACATGTACTACTCCAACAGTCGTTGCTTGTGTTTTCCCAGTTTTTTGATCCACATAATACCCAATATTGGAACCGAAATCGATCCGTTGTTTAGCTGTGTTAAAATCCTTCACATTTTCACTGATTAATTGCTGTGCCTTTTTAGCCGAAATAGTCAAATAACTAGGTGCTTGTCCTGTCCTTGTTCCTCTCGCTAAATAAGCTTCATACTCTTTAGTTCCACGTATATGTCGATTGAACTTTTCAGCGTTGATCTTACTTCTAATATTATCATATTTGTTGTCATATCTAAAGTCTTTCAATAGCGTGCTCACTGGCGTATAAACCTTTTCCCGTGCATAGTTACGAGAAAGATAGGGACTGCTATCTACTACGTCACGAATGGCTTTTTGGGTAGCTGTAATATTCTTCTGCCACTGCTTAGCACCGTCTATATTGCCTAGTGATTCAGAAACCATTTGATTCTTTTTGAACTTAACTATTTGGCGCTCTAACTGCCGTTGACGTTTCGTCAATTCAGCGACTTTTTCATTTTCTTTTGCATCAACTTTCGGTTGATTATTCGTGTTAACGCCAGGAATAAAAGGGATGTGTAAATGATTGCAGTTTACTCCCCGATGGCCTCCAGCGGTTCCATATTCAGCTTGCCAATAAGGATCGTAGATACTTTTATATTTGCTGCTACTTGGAACTATCCTACGTAAATCAACCACATGACCTTGAATCTTTGAACAAGCTTTTCTAGCCCCCATATGGCTAGTAACAAGTACAGTATGAACGCCATATTCACTCATACGGTCTGTTCGCAACTGGTTAAAGGTATTTCCTAGTGTTGACTTCAAAACGGTTCTAACGTAACGTTCTAAGCTCCACGTGTGCCCACCTTTATCTATAAAAGTAGACTTAATCCCTTTTTGCGCCCATTCTTGTATCGTACGTTCTAACGCTTCTTCAAATGTAAATAAGCCGCTGTTAAATGCAGCGACTGTCTTATTAATTATTTCATTGTACATTTGAGTGGTAACTGCTCCATAACCAAAGTTAGTGGATAACAACGTTTGGTTTACATAGTTGTTTATATCAGACCAGACTTGGTCATGATAGGCTTTCATGATATTGTCTAAATCTGTCGGCATAGGCTTTGGTTCATACGGCAATTCTTTATCCAAGTCTTTTACAATCTTTTGCCCGGTGCTTTCAAACATTCGTTCTATTTCAGATTCAGCAATTCCCGTTACTTGAGAAATGATTTTTGCTGTTTCTTTGTTAAATAAATGCAGTTCTTGTAACTTTTCTCTTTGCCAATCTAATATGTCACCACTGCCATTTTTTAAACGCTTAGCGATGATTCTTATTAATTCGCCCTCTAACGATTGGTAGAGGTGTGACATATTAGAGGACCATAAATCTAATTGATGAGGTGTAATCATTATTCCTCATCTCCTAGTTCATTTTCCGCCGATATTCTTTCTTGTTCTGGATAGTCCATTTCTAACGTTTCTGCTCTAATCTCGTAAACTATTTTTTTGGCCTCTTTTTCAGTCACACCCGTTAATTTCTGAATAGCGCTTAGTTTTGATGAAAGACCAGCTGTAACTAATTTAGAGTAATAATCAGCTTTGGCATCTTGAGATTGAAAAACACCGTCATCAAAATCTATATTAATGCCTAGTTCTTTTGAATATTTGAATAGATTAAATGCTGCAGCCAATTCGAATATAGTTGTAATTAATTCTTTTAATGCTTCTTCCACAATTAAGACATTATCTGAACGGGTAGAAAAAGTCTCAGAATTTTCGCTGATGATTTCCGTAGCTGTTTTGACTGATTGTCCATCAAAGCTAAATGTTCCACTTGAAAAACCGGTTTGTAATTCAACAATGCGTAAAATAAAATTAATTGTCTCAATAAATTCCTGTGACCGTAACGTAGGAACAAATTCACTAATAAAAGGCTCGTCTGATTTCAACCGTTGATATACAGATGTCTTACTGTCAAATCGTTTTATAGGATTCCCTTTTTCATCATATCTAACTTTGAAGAAATGATCTGAAGCTAATATTTTTCTTCTCGCTTCTTCAACTTCATTCATAAATTCATCGTATTTTTCGTTAATATCAATCAATTGGCGCTTCGCATTGTCTATAATACCTAAACTCAATGGACTATCAATATCTATATTGTTTTTTCCAGCAAGTTTAATATAGACAAATAATGGTCGAGTAAATCCGACTAAAGCAGACTCTTCTTTTAGTTCCTTGTACTTGTCTAATGTCGGTAATGGTACCCTAACACCTGTTTGAGATTGTTCTTCTGAACGATACAATTCGTTTCTGATATAGTAAGTGCTATTTTCCCACTCATGAAATTCTAAAAGTGTGTAATAAACATTTTTCTTACCTTCAGTTTGTTGTGTAATCGTAGCAATAGCTGCTTCTGATATGTCATTAGTGTTGGACTGTAAAGGGTAAAAAGTATCAGCTCGGCAAAAGGATATTTTTATTTTGTTTGTCTTTGTGTCTACGTAGGGACGTAGGACAAGCCCTCCTATTGCATATCCTGCTTCCAGCTCTTCACCAAAGTTCTTACGAAACTTATTATCGTTAAAAACTGATTGTAAAAACTGGTCCGCTTCATCATCATCAATGCTTATTGCACACCCGTCATTAAAGACTAGCTTAGCTAATTTGCGAGAAACTACTTTTGATACATTTAATGAATGAAAAGCCCTGTGCATACGCATACCATCACTATTAACGTAGCTCACATCAGGAAACTTATTTTTATATATGCGTTTGTTGTCCATTATTCTATCGATTTCAGCAGTATTTACTCCGATTTTTGGATGATCTGTAATTCTATTAAGTGTTTCTACCATACCTATTTTTGCACCTCCAATCCTGAACATCGCTTTTAATTTGTCAAACATGTAAACACCTCTTTTCTAGGCGATATAGGTTTTATAAAAGTAATTATTACCATACCTTGCTTCATCAAGTGCATGATTATATTTATCTACGGGCAATCCATTATCGTTTCTCACATACATAGAGATTTCTTTTTCAAAATTATAGTGGTCAAATTCTTCTCCACATTCTAAAACTATAAATTGGCCACTTATCATGGTGTTTTGTAGTCGTTCTATTCCAACCTCTATCTTTAAACCATTACTTGAAACTTTATCGGAGCTATTGTTATCAGCTTTATCTGTAATAATCCCTATTAAGTCAAGCTCAGAACGTAACGTTTTACAGGCAGGATCGACAAAGAAATAATTCCAGTGTGGCAAATGGTTCCATTTTGTATAACACCACTCAACAAATCGTTTAATCTCTTTTGCATAAATTGACATCGCTTTTGTTTCTCCCGTATCCGTTCCGCTATGATAGTAGTTTGCTAAACGATACAGATAAAATTTCCCATCATAGAAAGTGACAACCCAAAATGCACAGGTAGTTGCATCAGCTTGGCCACCATCAGCAGTAAAAAACGTTTCAATGATGTTTCCTTTTATTTCGGTTGCTTTGTTGTTCTTACCGAACATTGAGTAAATAACACCTTGTGGTAGCACTCTATGACCATACCAGTCACGTTCTAAAAGATATTCGCTACTTGATAACTCATCGTATAACTGCTGCTTTCTTGATTCACTTAAGATTGGATTATCATCTGGCGTCCAATGACGAAATAAAAAACGTCCTGATTTCTCAAAACGTTCTAACAATTCTAAATTAGGGTGATTCGGTGCTGGCGGATTCTGTTCACCTAAATGATAGCGCCATTCTGCAGCAAAAGTACGTCTAAAGCACTCATTAATGAAATCTTTATGCAGCAAGTTAAATTCTAAGAAAGTAACTGAGCCTAACGACATGCCCGTAATAGCACCAACCGAATTGATTTTACCTCCGCCTTTGTAATAAATCTTTTTTTCTCCGTTAGGTGCATATAAAAGCAAATGGTCCCCATGTTCATCATGTCGAATATCTGAAACGCCATCAAATATATGCATTAATCCTAAACCGTCACCGTCCATAAACATTCGGAAAGCTTGTTCTTGATTATAAGCAGTCACAAGATGGTTCTGGTCTGGTGAGCGTAAATAGAAGTCTGCCATTTTAAATATATCACTGGTGGTTTTTCCACTACGAGGAGTGCCTTCGTTTAATTCAAAGGTCACTTTGCTTGTGTTGAAATTAATGTTCGCCACTTGCTTATCACTAAAATTAATTACCATCGCTCACACCTCGTGATTTAACGTTGAGTAAAGCTTCTAACAATTCGTTAGCTCTTCCACCAGCTGTTAACTTATCAGCATTATTAGATGCGATTTTTGCATCAGCTTCTGCTTTTTCTGTTTGCGCATTTAACAATTGTAATTTAATGCCTCTAGTAACTAGTTCTTCCTGTTGTTTTATTGCTTTAGTTAACTGATTGCTAATTCGTGTTAAAGCATCTTCAATCGCTAAGATGTCATCTAACTTTCTAAATGTCTTACGAGTTATTTGTACATCTTTCAAAACTTCTCTTTTGACAGTAACCATTTTCCCATCAATTGCCGATGGCTCTTTAACTTTCCGAAGCTGTTGCAAACGTTCAACTTCTTCATCATTTAAGCCAGCCTCTGCATCTTTTATGCGTTTAAGCATTCTATATTGGCGAATTTTCAGGATTCTTATTTCTTCATCCAAAATAAAAAAAGGATCATCATTCATATTAGAATAGATGTTCTTTTCTTCGTCAGATAACATATCGGCAAATATTGTTTCATATTCGCCAGTTTTAATAGCATTCTTATTACCTTTAGGAGGAGAACCACCTTTGTTCCCTTTAGCATTTTTATTACCTGATGGCGCTCCACCTTTATTGGTAACGTTACTATTCGATTTAGTAACGTTACCTTTTAATTCCTCCGCCCATTTATCAACAGATTTCCATTTCCTGATTTGAGAATCAGACACATTTAGTTCACTAGCTAATTCTTTAAGAACCTTTTTCCCACCTGAATCTAGCCATATTTTTTTAGCTTCATCACGACGAGGGTCTCTTTTTCTAGCCATCCATTAACACCACCTCGCTTTTCGCTTCAATAGTTGAGTTTGTTTTCAATTATTTACAATCATAATTCTTTTAACTGACTTTCAATTTCAATTAAGTCTTTTAGGTCCTTAACTGTATTCAATTTAATCTGACCTGCTTTAAAGTTGCTTATCCATTGAGCCTTTGCAGCCCTGATAATCTTGTTGTTTTCTTCCGCAACCTTTTGCTTTTCTAAAGCTTGTTGAACTTCATAATCAAATGTTTCCATTGTAGAATACCTCGCACTATTATATAATGCTAAAAGACACGGAGGGTGTCGAAAATCCACGCGTGGGAATTCTCTGTGTCTTCGGGGTATTCGTATCTCGTTGAATTGAGGCAAGTGTTAGCGCACTTGTCTCTTTTTTACTTGTCAATAAGTTCTGCAGCAATACCTGTAGATTTCTCAAAACGTTCAATAATTACATCGCAGAATAACGGATCTAATTCAAGTGTGTAACATCTACGGTCTAACTGATTGCAGGTCATTAATGTGCTGCCTGATCCACCAAAAAGATCTAAAACAATGTCTTGTCTTTTTGAACTATTTCGAACTGGTATCGCAATAAGTGATAACGGCTTTTGTGTAGGATGATAATAAGTTGATACATCATCTCTAGGTACTTTCCAAATCGTTGCTGGCAAATCTTCCATCAGATCATCTTGCCAAATTGTAGTTTGCTTTCTGTCTCCGTACCACGAAGGTGCCTGCTTCTTCTTGTGGGCATAAAAAACTGGTTCATGTTGCCATCTGTACTGGCTCCAACCAAAGGTAGCATTATTTTTTACCCATATACATTGTGAACGGACAACTATACCAGCAGCATTCATGCTATTTTCAAATTCACGTTGATAAGACGAGCCATGAAATACATAAATTGCCGAATCATTTTCCATAGCGTTTGCATAATTATTGAATACCGCCATTAAAAATTGATTGAATTCTTCATCACTCATATCATCGTTCATAATTTTTTCCCGGCCGGATTCGTTTAATTCTTTATTTTCAGATTTCACAGCTACGTTGTAAGGTGGATCAGTCACAACTAGATTTGCTTTTTTTCCTTGTAACAACTTTTCAACATCCGCAGCTTTTGTAGCGTCACCACACAATAGATAATGATTCCCTAGTTTCCATAATTGGCCCATTTTAGTTTTAGCTTTGGGATGATTTTCTATAAACTCATTAACTTGAAAATCATCTTCAATAATCGGCTTCTCAATATCTTCTTCATAATTGAAAGAATCAAGCAAACTATCTACTTCCTCAGTGTCAAAACCAGTCAAACTAACAGCTTCATCATCTAATTCGTTTAGTAAAACATAAAGTTTTTCTTCATCCCACTGACCAGAAATCTTATTGAGAGCAACGTTGAGCGCTTTTTCTTTATTGAGAGGTAAATTTACAACAGATACCTCTATTTCATTAAATAAGCCTAGTTCTCTGGCGACAGCGACACGCTGATGCCCACCAACTAGGTTGCCTGTTTGAATATTGTAAATAGGCGGATCAACAAAACCAAATTCTAAGATGGATTGTTTTAGCTTCTCGTATTCTTGCATCCCTGGCTTTAAATCAACTCTTGGATTATATTCTGCTGCTTTTAAATCTGATAATTTCATTTTTTTAATATGCATTGTTTTACTCCTTTAAAATTATGTATACAAAAAGACTGCACAGTGAAAGTGCAGCCTAAGATAGGAGGGAAAATCTTAACCGTCATTCGATCGTAAAGGTAGTTACATTTGACTTATTGACGATTTTTTTATTTAAGCAGCAAAAGCTACTTATTGACGTGACAGGAGTCGAACCTGCATGTACTTGATTAAAAATCAACCGCTCTCACCAATTGAGCTACACGCCATACCAGAAGGAGCTACCTTCTAGCAATTGCTAATAAATCAAATTAACCTTTACACACTCTCGTCAGAATGTTTTCCCATCAGGACGTAGCTTTCGCAGACTTTCACGGCTAAAATGATTATGTCACTGGCAAGGATTCGAACCTTGCACGATATAAGATAGGCGTGTGACGACGCCTCGTTTTACTTCCTGCTGAATCTGTGGGAACTCATTCCATCCACCGTATCTCCGCCATAGAGGTAACACACGTCATACGTGCCTGAATTTCAGGGAGAGTTTCTCGCTATCTCGTTCAGCCTACCCGTTACGCGGTCTCACCGAGACGGATCTCTTATATCTGATTAGCGTTACCCTTTCCGCCACAGTGACTGATCAATCAAACACCAGCAAAAACAATTGATTAAGTTTATCCTAAACGTACCTAGCTGCTACTCTATGAGTTTAGGAATTGCTCTCGTGCGTAAGCAGCTGCCGCAGAGATCTGGTTAATGTTCTTATCGTCATATGCTGGGATAGAGCAATATACCTAACCTCAACTAGTATGAATCAGGTAGTTACTACTGCATCCCTAGCAACTATTTGTGTCACTTGCAAAACTGTAGAAAAAAGAGGAGGTTATTCACCTCACTTCATTTTATTGAGAACGTAAGTCTGCAAGTGACCATCGAAAGTCAAATCAAACGGTGACTAAACCAGAAAGCGTTGTGTAATGTGTCCATTTCTTTGACTTTCGATATTACTATATTAGCACTCAAATTCGTATAAAAACCGCCAACTTTCCGCCAAAAAACCGCCAAAAATTATTTATATGCAATTATTTTTCCATTGCGGTAAGCTTCTGCGAATTCAATCAAAGCTTCTGATTTCATTCTTTGAATACTTCTTTCAGAATAGCCGACTTCTCTTGCGATTTTATAATTAGAGTAATGGTCCTGCACACAGAAACTGTAGTGAAGAATTTGACGACTTATTATGCTTAAGGACATCAAAGCCGTTAGGATTGCATCACGCTCTGCTTCGACATCGAGCATCTGGATCAACGCATCTTCTGCTTTGTTACCATGCTTTATACCTTTGGGCATGTCTGTAATTATTGGCGACCGAACATCTACTAAGGAACGACCAGCTATTCGGTCCAAACGTCTAAAATTTTTCAACACGGCTCTCGCATTGGCTCTAGTCTGACTGAAATCAACTTCTTTTAACAATTGAATCAAGTTAAATCGCTCCTTTTATGTTATAATATCAATGTGGTTGGTCGGAGCGATTCCGACTTTTTTTATTTTTTAGAATTTTGAGTGCCGTTTGCAATTGCCTTTTCTTGCAAGCGACGCTTTTTCTTTTTAATTTTTGATTTTTTCTTACCCATGTTGCACCTCCAGTGTAATTGGTCTGCCATACTTTAAAATTTTCCAAGAGCCAGCATCATGTGACATTGATTGGCCCATTTCATAGTGATGCTTATCAAATTCAGCTTCTTTTTTTGAAAGATATGGTTCTGAATACTCAACATAAACGCCATCGACTTGCCTTCCTAAGATATAAACTTCTGGATAACTTAGCATTGCTTATCCTCCCTTAAGTACATTTCCGAGCTGACGTATTCTTCTATTAGTTTGACGGTAAACTAATATCACTAAGTTTCTATCAACGCATTTCAAGTCAACATATTCAAAAACATCATCTGGATTTTTCTTGTTTAAATCTTTAAAAAATCCAGTAATGTGAACATCGTAAGGTTGAGTATTGAATTCTTTAAATTTGATCATTTATTCAGGCTCCATTTTCCCATTAATTAAGTTTTTCAATTTTTCTCGAATCTGCTGGCTTAAAATACTGCTCATATAATTTTTCGATTTCATTGTCTAATAATCGGCGCTTATCCTCTACGATTGATTTGAACAATTCTTTTTGTTTTGGCGTTGTAAATTTCAATTCTTCTAAGATCATTTATTCACCATCAACTTTCACAGCAAAATCCCAGTAACGCTCGTCAATTGCTTTGATTTGGTTTTCTGTATATCGTTTTGCATCTTCTTTATCAGTTGAATAGAAATACTTTTTACCGAAACGCATATACCCAATTTCTGGCAACTTCACATAATACAATTGCTCTTTCTCGACTTCGTAGCCGTCAAGCCAAGCATGAGCAAACGTCTCTTCATTATCATCTATCCATTTATCAAGGCCATCGTTAATTGGATAAGACATATATATTGGATCATACGACTGCATAAATCCATAGCCTTGTCTTTTAGCATATTTAATCCAGTCAGCCACAACTTGTGGTATCACGACTTTTTTCGGTTCGTCTAGTTGTTTTGCTGCAATCAAACAGTCACGAACTGCTTGATCATATCCTTCGTTATACTTTTCGATGAATGAATCACCTTCTAAACCTTCTAAAATACCAATCAATTCTTGTTTATTCATCGTTGTTCCTCCCTTGAAACTGTTAAAACAGTAGACAGATGTCCGTTATTACGCAAATATTTCAATAAGTCATCAATATCAGATACATCTTCATCTTCTCCGTAATAGATGCTTTCAATTATTACAGCTAAATCAATATAGCTTATTTTTAATTGTTTCATTCCGCTTCCTCCTCAAAATCAGCAGTCTGTAAAATATGAATCAACTTTTCTACTTGCGGTGATCTCCAAGCGGTCATAGCATAAGTGTGCGCTTTGCTAGTGTAATGATAGTGATTACTTTTCAAGTGTTCTTTCGCTTCTCGATTAGTTAAAAACATTGTATCTGGTACTATAAATGACTCACAATTAACCCCGTGAATCTCATATTCATAAGAATCATAGTATTTATTGATTGATTCAACAATATTCTCAATATCATCAAAATCAAGTTCATTAGAATTCGTTAAATCTAATTCTTCTAGTATCTCGTCGTAACATTCTTCATCTTTGATATAATCTGCAAATTGATTTAGAGTCCAATTGGTACCCTCGTTGTCATAAACTCTGTATTCGTCAGCATAGTCCATAGGAATAATATCCCAACGATAATCTCTGATTACCCAAAATCTAGGATCAGCTTGACATAATTTATCTTGAGTCAGTAACTCATGTTGTAACTCTTTTAAAAATTTTATCTCTTCAGATTTCATAATTACCCTCCAATTCCCACGGAAAAGGCGTTCTAATGGACCAAACAGGCACAGACCTATGACCACAATCTCGCCATTCTAACCACCAGCAACTACGGTTCTCATTGTCTTCGTCTACTCCGAAACGATATCTAACAAATGCATCTTCAACAATGTAAGGTGTGTTTTCGTCAAGCATTAGTTCTGACCGCCATTCCTCTATTGCTTGTTCCCTAGTATATTTTTGTTTATTGAAGCCCATCCAATTATCGAAATCCCCATTAAACACTTCAAAGTCAAACTTGCTTGTTCCTTTAATCGCCATTTATTTGTCCTCCAATAGTTCTGGATTTTCATGGATATTTCCGATGATACATAAATTTCTGTAATATGATAGGAAGTTGCTAGCATCGTTCTTAAAACAAAATTGCGCATAGTCTCCATCATAAACAATTTCGCAAGCTTCAAAGGTTTCCCACGTGCCATTTATATTGTCATCATGTTCGACTAAATCACCCTCGAAAATATCTACGCCGTTCTTGTCTCTTAATCCAATGGATTGCCCAATAGTTTCCTTATCAATCAGATAAACCGTATTTTCATCTGTTTCATTTACGATGGCATACTGGCCAAACATAAAAGTTAGAAGTCCAACATGCCAGTTTCCTCGTTCATCTCTTGCTCTAAACTTTGGAATCATTTTGCACCTCTTTATAGCGAACACTAAACACATGAGGATCGCTGTACAAGTCATTTACTGATTGCTCCATCTCAGCAATTGTCTTGTTGTATTTCATAATTGTGTCCTGCAATTCTTCACCCATGAAACACTGTTTGTAAATCAATCTGTAATTTTTTCTCATGTTCAAAAACTCCTCTACTTTTTTAGTCTTAATTTGGTTCAGTACATATTTTTTACTGATAATCATTTGATTGTTACTATCGCTTATATTTTCCTTGTCTTTCCGTTGAACAACAGTTATTTTACCGAGTACCGAGTTATCATAGACTTTCTGAATAATCCCCTATAATGGATGCTTAAAACAGCTATGAGCTCTAAACTTTGGAGTCATCTTCTTCACTCACTCTCTAAAATAATGACAGCTGTTCTGGTTCAGTAAATGAACTACTTGTTTTATTTTTCAGAAGTCCCATGGCTCCTCTTAGTATTTCTAATGTATTTTGCGCTTCTTTTTCTTTTGCTCTATTCAAAGCGTAAAACGGTGTGAACCAAACATCTGTTGCAGGTTCATTACTCAGTGCATTTTTTCTTTCAAATATCGCATCTATTCCTAACAAAGAACATTGCACATACGCCATTGAAAGTACATTTCCGTCGATATCACCACACAACGCTCTCAAATTTCTTTGGTAGTTATAGCCTTTTTCTCGCATCACATTTGCTAAAGCAATGAGGGTAACACCGCCACCAATGCAAGGCTCATAAAAAACAACTGGCTTTCCATTTTTCAATTGTTCATCATTTTCGCTAAAATTCATTTCTGCCATTAAACGAGCTACATTGTATGGTGTAAAGAATTGCCCTGCATCTTTATTAGCGATTTCCAAAGTCATATACAATTCACCTAGTATATCAGTCGTAGTCTCTTCTAAAGCTTCAACTAGCAAAGCGAATAATTCATTGAACTTTTCTTGTTCTTCTTCGGTGTATTTCTCTTGAATAGACAGATACAACTTCTCTCTTTCTTCAAAATGCACTTTGTCAAAAACATTAGAAATACTGCATGCTGACATTTTGGTAAAGTCGAAAAACACTTCGTACATATTTCTTTTACCGCAAAGTTCTTTCATAAGTTTAGCCATCATCTTTTGGTAAATATTCATAATTTCAAAGGAGCAAAGAATTCTTTACTGTGGCCACAAACTCCACTCCCTTCTGATTATTTGATTAATACATAAAATCCATTTTTCTTTGCAACGTCTCCTCGAATTCCCAAATGGCCTTCCAACTCTTCAAAGGTCCTTTTAGTAATTTTAGAAAGTTGTGTATCATAACCCAAATTTCTAAGTGTCACGTACTCATTGGGTGTTAATTGGTCTAAATCTATTGCCACAAGTGGCGGAAAACGTTCAGCCGACGGCTTAAATGTCACACTAGTTAATTTCATTTTTTTACCTCACATTCCACCGCTTTATTTTTCGATTTAAGGTGTTTTAAATCATTTATGATTAATTACCCTAAACTAGTTTTAAAATCTAGCTACGGTTAAATCACGCTACAAAAACCAACAAATTATTTCTTATTCATCCAAGACTGATTGCTCTTACTTTTCTTTTTAGGTTTTTCTTGAAATGATTCTTCTCTCACTTTTTCAAGTAATTGTTTTGGCTTTTCTGGTGGAATTACAACGTTTACGACCTTTCCACCTGCCACTTCTGCAGCAAGATTTGCTAATTCATCGTCTGTAAAATGCATCGCCTGCTTAATTTGATTAGTGATGTTCCCGTCTTTATCCAGATACCCAGCACATTTCACTACTTTTACTTTTTCCACGTAATCACCTACTCTGTTTTTAATGTACTGCTTCAATTTTCGTATGCCTTTCCCTCGGTCTTGTCCTTTGCGGACAACCCAAGTGCCATTTATTCCAAAGTAATCAATGACACCTATAGGCGTTTCAATCGCAAATTGGCAACTATCTTCGAAGTATTCAAAGGGATAGCCTAGCTCATAAATATTCTTCATTGCCTCTATACTCATGAATTGCACATGAGATTTTCTTTTGTTTTTTAATTCTTGTGTTGGATACTTTGTCATTATTTCTTTCCACCCCAAACCTTACAAATCGGCTTCTTTGACGAATACTCCGTTTACCATTTTTCCTTGGCGGTTTTTGATTTCGCTATATGCTTGATTTAAGCATTCGTATAAGTCCATGTTATTTTGCATAGCGAGAATAATTAATGTCACAGCCACATCTCCAATACCATCTCTTAGGTCGTTTTCGTTGTTTCTTGCCAATGCAGCGCCAACTTCTCCAACTTCCTCAATCACTTTTAGCATTTGTTTTTCAGGCTCTGCTTTATCTAAATGCTTTTCTTTCGCCCATTCTTCTACTAATTTAACTAATTCGTTCATTATTTTCCCTCCATGAATTCTTTTATTTGTCTATCAAGTTCCGCTTGCTCTTCTGGCGATAACTTTTCTTCTTGCTGATTATTTGATTCTTTTGCCCATTCTGGTAAACTTTCAGTTCTAACATTTTGACGTTGGTAAGTCGTTCGTTGTTGGCCCCGTTCTTTTTCATTCTTGATTTCAAATTTTAGTTTTTCAAACTGTGTTCTTAGCTTGGAAGCACTTCTAATGTTTCCAAACCAGAATGAATTTGTAGGTAACCAATCAAGAACATAGTCAATTGCTGCAATAGTTTGTTGATCTCGTTCTTCTATTAACCTGAACGTATCAGCCCATTTTTCAATGTTCACTCTTTTCATTTCACTTGGAAAATCATTGATTAAATTATTTTTTAACTTTTCAGCAAGACGTAAATGTTCGTCAGAATATTTACAAGATGTTTTTGACCTATTCTTTTTATCTTTATCTATATCTATTTCTTTATCTATATCTTTATCTGTACCGTTACAATCCGTTACTGTAACGTTACATGTAACGTTACCACTGTTTTTATCCTCTAAAGCCTGTTGTTTCTTGCGTTCTCGATGTTTTCTAACTCGTTCTGCATTTTTCAAACGTACTTTTTCCATGCCTTCAATGTTTTGGTGCTTGTCCCAATTTTCAATAGCAATTAACCCATCTTCGTTTAAATCAATCATATTGAATTGCTGTAAAGTCATTAAAGCCAAACGAACAACATTGACAGGCTTAGAAAACAACGTCGCTAACATTTCTTCGGTATAAGGCATGTTCCTCTGAATATAGATCAATCCCTCATCATTGGTTTTGCCAGCCAATACTAGTAATCGAATCCAAATCACTAGTATTGCATCGGCTTCTGGCATCGATTGGATAAGTTTTATTTTTTCATCATCGAACATGGTTGTTTTTAGTTTTATCCAACTGATTTCTGCCATTGTTTAACCCCCTATGTGTAACTTTTTAATGGTGTCTTGATTTAATTTAATTCCTTTAACATGGTATTTTTTCTTAAATGCTGTAATACCAATATTGTGTTTTTCTGTGTGATGGCATCGGCACAAACCAGCGTAAGTGTATTCTGTGTGGTCCACACTTTTTCTTTTCCGCCGACCTAGAGCTTTATCAAAATGGTCAATGTCTGCACCAGTTTTGCCACATATGCAGCAAACTCTGTTAGTGATGCATTTGTAAAAGTAATATTCCTGATTAGCAGGTAAAATATCGTACCCATTGCGAAATGGAATATTATTTTCAAAGATGAAATTCAAGATAATGTTCGCTAAAATGGTTGCATCGTCTATTGTGTTCGTTGAGTCGTTTCTGAGGCTAATTTCATAGCCTTGTAACGCTTCAAACCTGAGATAGAACATTTCCTTTAACACTTCCGTTTCTTGCCCTGTGAAAGAGAATATATCCTCTAGCATTGCAAAGATAAATCGACGTTGGGCAACACTAAATTTTCTCGGATCAATAAATCTTATTTCAACTTCTCTTGGCCCTGTATAATCAAAATACATGGTTTTTAATCGTTCAATATTTATTGCTTCGTTTATTACTGCTGTTATTGAGTTGTTTTTCAAACTCTTAATAACAGCAGAATAAACATTGTTCAGGTTCATTCAATCACTTCCACTTGAATCCCGTTATTAATAATAAAATTGTTTAAAGCAACTAACTTTTGATGCTCTGCTGTTAGTCTTAACGTAACTGTTTTCTCTTGTTGTTTTTTGCTGGTTTTTGGCGCTTTTTCCGTGATGATTTCACCTGTCGCAGTGTCAACCGTTTTATTGTTGATTGTTTCAGTTTTCAAAGCAGCCATGGCTTCGTCGTGTTCTCTTTTTGCTCTTTCACGTTCTTCTTGTTCTTTTTTTAAAGCAACGGCTGAATCGATTTCTTTTATCAGTTCTGGTGCAGTAGACCCTTTATCGATTAATGCGACCCAAGAAAACGAGTCAAGACCAACTGCCTTAGCATAATTTTCAACAATGAGCTTATCGTTTTTGATACGCTCTTTTTCCTTTGCTACTGAATACATTACTGTTGCGATCTCTTCAATAGTTTTTTTGGTTAATTCACCTTTAGCAGTGAAAGATGTTTTATTTAACCATGAATCCGAAATTTTAAATTCATTGATATCAACACCATAATTTTCAGACATTTCAGCAATTACTTCTTGAAGCTTTTCGTTTCGTTTATTGCGTTCGGTTTCTTCATAAGACTTAATATTTTCATCGATGCTTGAGCGCACTAGATTGATTTTTCCAGTATATTTTTTTATTTTGTCCTCGAATTTTTTTAAAGGTTCACTGTATTCTTTTTTTATATTTTTTCGTTGGTTTTCTAGTAAATCAGATACTTTTTTCAAATCTGCTCTAGCTTTTTTTGCGTCGGGAATATTCTCATCTGTAAAAATCATTGTTGAATAATGTTCAACAGCACTGTCGACAATCGAAGCTAGCTGCACTTCGTTTTGAATGGTAATTTCACTGGCTTTAAAATCAACACTAAACTGCAATTCTGTTGTTAATTCGTTTGTCATTAGTTTTGCCCCCATGTAATGTTTTCTTCTGGTTGTGGTTGGAATTGTTGTATCCATTGCTTCAGAACTTCCATAGCTTTCTTGAACATGCTAGCTGGCATATTTTCATTGACATCTACATTCAATTCTTTACTTAGCTCATTCCGCACATAGTCAAGTTCAGAATTCGATAACTCAGAAAGTTGTCGGATATGATCGTTTAACGTAGCTAACTGTTTACCGCTAATCAAATCAACTTTTGAAGTATCGCTGTTCTTTTCAGCTGCTGTTTGACCATCATCGTCTTTATCTGCAGCAATTCCAAAAGCAGCAGACAAAGAGTAACGTCTTGCATAAGTTGTTAAGCTTCCTAGCCCTTGCGGATTGGTGCCACTGTTTGGAAATTCAAAAGGTCCATGAATGATATATTGACCGCTAACATGAGTAATAATTGTTGTGACTTTTAACGCATTATTCTCATTGACGACATTTTGTTGAAAATCAATTCCGCTTTCGGATTCTTGTGCAGCTTTTCTAATTGCTTCTTCAATCGCTTTTAGAGTTGCATATTGGAAATTCATTGGACCTTTTTTCGTTGTATAGGCAACTTCTGCGTCAAATCTTGGTTGAATTAATTTGCTTTTTAGCTTATACATCCCATCAAACAATTCTTTTAAATTTTCGCTGTTCTCGTTCATTTATTCCCCTTCTTTCAGTAATGAAATAACTTTTTGAAGTCCTTCGATTAATTCAACTTGATTAAAATAAGCACTTTCATCTAAACTCTCGAATACTGTTCTAACTTCTTCATCTTCGCTATCTTGGTAAACAGCAACATGATTATTAATAGCATCCTTTTCAAAAATCAGTGATCCATAAGGTGAATGATTATCAATTAAGACAATTCTTTGCATTGAATCCACTTCCACTCTCATGCTATAATTCTCCTATCAATTAATTTTGTTTGTGACTTTTTGCTTGCCGGCGGAAGTCACTTTTTTGTTTCTTGGATAAATAACGCTTCTGGAAATACAGCCTTATTTATCGCAGTGTCTGGATATTTTTCTTTAAGCTTTTGAAATACCAGGGCTTTCGTATCCTCAACCACGTAAATTTTCAAACTATCTTTTCCTACTGCTTTAAACATCTAAATTCCCTTCTCTCTTTTTGTTGCATAATGTATATTTGATTTTTTTGTTGCTGGTACCATAAATCAGCAAGTTTTTTCGTTTGCTGTAGTTTTTCTTTCCTTGTCATTTATTTACCTCTCTATCTTCAAGAGCTAAGTCATAAAATAATGTCCAAATAATGAACAATCCAATATACACATTTTGGATGATTGGATTAAAGTTTCCACCCACTAGCAGACCCAATCCGAAAACAATAAGCAGTACTGCAATTCTTCTTAAGTTATAAATTTTTCTCATATTATTTACCTCCTAGAACATTTCTAATTCAAGCTGTTTAATCTGTTCTTTAGTAACAGATGACGGCTGCCAGTTATCAATAAATTCAAGAACACGTTGGAAATCCTTATCCTTAATGCGACCTCTATTAGGAACATTAAACAGTCGTTTTATGCTAGATCCCAAATCTTGAAAGAGCATTGATTTTGCTTCTTGACTTAAGCGTTGTTCTTTGCATAAGTAGTACACTTTCTTTCTAACTCTGCTATCGATCGTCCCTTTATCTTCAGTGCTAATCAGTTTATTTTCTTCGATATCTACTAATCGTTTATCAATATTATCTACACGCTCATTTGTTTCTTCATTTGCTGATAAAGCAAGCATTGCTAGTTCTCTTTTGGAAGTTGGTAGTTTGGGCTGTTGAATTTCTTTTTCCATTTGATTAAAAGCCTCAATATATTTCAGTTTGAACTGCAATGCCTTTTGACCAGTGAACCCCATTGCTAATAAAGTGAAGCCGTCGCGATTCATGATAACTTGGCGATAAGATTGTTTGTTTTGCGGATGAACATATATATCTTCATAAAATAAGTCTGCCGAATTTTCGGCTAGCCCTTGCTTTAATTCATCAATGGCTTCTAAAACATGTTTATGCTGTTTTCTAAATGTTTCAGCAACTTGTAAACTACTTGTTACCACTTGTTTATTTTTCATTATTACTAATTGCATATTCTGTTTCTCCCTTCATTTTTAGTTAGCTTCTTTCTGATAACTGTTACCTTCACTTTTCTTAGATTCACTTTTACTTTTTATTTTACAAACATGTTGTATACCAGTACGTCGCGTTAAAACATCAGCAAAAGCTTGTGCCAATAAATCGATATCTACTTTTTCTGACGACTTTTGATTCATATCACACTTCCCTCCTTCGTTGTTGACATTCGGGAACTTAACGAGTAAAAAAAATAGATATTCTAGATTCTGGCATTTCTAATGCTGTTGCTATTTTTGCTAGTTCGTCAACTCCCAATGAAACTGTACCATTTTCACGTTTTGTATATACACTTCGTGTCCATTGTAATTTCTTTGCTAATTCTTCTTGAGAATACCCTTTTGCGATTCTCTCAGCTTTTAAACGGTTGAAGTCAAATTCCATTTTTATAATCCTCCTAACATTTATTCATTCATGAATGTGCTTTAATGATATATCGATGATTCCCGAATGTCAACTATTTGTGCCGAATAAGAACATTTTTTGTTGACTATTGGGAACTTTATTAGTATTATTTCTTTAGGAGGTGAATAATTTGAGAACGAATGATGAAATTATGACATTAATTACAAATTTGCGTAAACAGAAAAAAATGACATCCACTGAATTAGCAGAAAAAGTTGGAATAGCTAAGTCCGCAATGTCACGTTACGAAAATAGAACAAGACAATTTCCTGTTAATAAGATATCCGACTTTGCCAACGCTTTAGGAACAAGCCCAGAATACCTATTAGGATTTGAAGAAGAACCACTTTCTCAAATTTTAACGAAAATAAACGAAACCTCAGCTAAGTTAGAAACTAAAAGACAAAAAAATGTATTAATATTTGCCGAGAAAGAATTAGATAAGCAAATTCTTGAAACGGAATCACGCAATAGAAAAGTTGTTCCATTGGTAGGAAAGACCGCAGCAAACCCTGCAGTTCTAGAATATGGAGATATAGACGTTGAACAGCATTCTTTCGCACACGTGCCGGAAGGAGCAGATTGTGCTATTAATATTCAGGGAGATTCAATGGAACCGCTAATTAAAGATGGAAGTATTGTTTTTTATAAAAAACAATGTGATGTTGAAAATGGTGAAATTGCAATTGTAGAAATTGATAATGATGGTGTTACATGTAAGAAAGTAATTAAAGACTACTCAAATAAACAAATTATTTTGAGATCAATCAATACCAAGTATGAAGATAGAATTTTAGAAAATGAAAAAATTAGAATTATTGGAAAAGTTATATTATAGAACTTTTTTATTAGACTTAAAAGTATTCTATTGAAGGCCAATCTGTTTAAAAAATAATTTATAGAAGAATAGTTCGTGGTTAGATAAGAAATAAATATAAATTTTAACCCTCGGACTTTTCTTCTTACAAAAAAAAGAACATACATTCTCTAAGGAGGGATATTATGAATAAATATGAAGTAGAAAAAAGACTTTGCGAAGAATTGAATATTGAATATATTAATTTAAATTTACGTACAGGACCTAGTCACAGATTTACTGAAAAAGAATACCAAGAACTTAAATCTGATTATGCTCAGTTATTTTTACAATTAAACAAGCTTAATGTTGAGAAAGACCAAGAGTAGTTTTTAAATAAGATAGGGGGATTCGTTTATGCTAAAGAGAGCAGCGTTATACATTAGGGTTTCTACTGATCAACAAGCAAAACACGGGGATAGCTTAGACGCACAAATAGCTACTTTAAAAGATTATGTAAGTACTCAAGACAATTTGACAATCATTGACACGTATATTGATGACGGCATTTCAGGACAAAAATTGTACCGCGATGAATTTCAACGCTTATTAGAAGATATAAAAAAGAACAGAATAGATATTATTTTGTTTACCAAATTAGATCGATGGTTTAGAAATTTACGTCATTACTTAAATATTCAAGAAATATTAGATAATTCTGGCGTAACATGGCTTGCCGTTTCACAACCATTTTTCAATACTGATACTGCTTATGGACGTTCCTTTGTTAATCAGTCAATGAGTTTTGCTGAATTAGAAGCACAAATGGCGTCTGAACGTATCAAAGCAGTATTTGAAAACAAAATTAGAAAGGGAGAAGTGGTAACTGGTAGCGTTCCTTTTGGTTATAAAATCTGTGATAAGAAGTTAATACCTAACGAAAATGCACCTATCGCAAAAGATATTTTTAAACATTATTCTATTCACAACAGTATACGCCTAACTGTTGAATATCTATTCAATGAATATGATATTACAAGAAGTTCTCGAACAATCAAGCACATGTTAAGGAATAGAAAATATATAGGTGAAGTTTCTGGTAACAAAAATTATTGTCCTCCCATAGTGGATAAGGAAACCTTTGAGAAGGTTCAAAATCTATTAGATAAAAATATTTCATCTATAGCAAAACGTACTTATATCTTTTCAGGACTGGTAGTATGTAGTTGTTGCGGTAAAAAAATGACTGGACGTTATCGAAAAAGAAAATATATTAAAAAAGATGGCACAGTGATGTATTATACAAAAAAAGTATACCGTTGTAACGGAAACACTTATAAAAGAAATAAATGCCCAAATAAGATAAATATACCCGAAGAGATACTTGAAGAGTATTTATTAAACAACATTAAAGCAGACGCGGAAAACTTTGAAGCTAAACAGAAGAAGATAGCAGTTTCTGCTCCTGAAAAAAACAATAATTCAAAAATACTAAAGAAAATAGAACGGTTAAAAAAAGCGTATCTTAATGAGGTTATAAGTTTAGACGAATATAAGAAAGATAGAAAAGAGCTTGAACAGATGATTGTTCAAGTCAAGCCTAAGGAAACTATAGTATTTAAATCAAATTGGTTTAACAAAAATATAGAAAGTACTTATCGTGATTTCGATGAAGAAGAAAAAAGATTTGTTTGGAGATCAGTACTTAAAAACTTAATTGTAGACCCTCATGGCAAAATAACAATTAATTTTTTAACAAAAAATTAG